CGTTCTCGCTCTTCGCCACGGTCGGGATCTCAACAAGACCCCGCCGCGGTCGAGGGCGGAGGTTCTCCGTTCGCCCGGCATGAAGTTCAGAGTCGTCACGGTTCCTGACGCTCTTACCTTTGTGGAAGGTGACTGGCTCCGTCGGTCCGCGAACCTGCTCCCCAAGGAGCACTGGTACGTGGACGACGGAAGGTCTCTCCCGACCAATCTGCGGAGTGGCGTTGGTGGTAAACTTATCTCCAGTGACCTCACAAAGGCCACTGACGGTTTGCACCACGACGCCATCCGAACCATCGTCGAGGCTCTCAGGGCGGCGGGTGTCATTCGCAAGAATGACCTCGCCCTTGCCCTTCGGAGCCTCGGGGTGTGCCCTCGTACCCTCGTCACCTGGGATGGTGATGAGGCCGAGGCGAGGCGGGGAAGTCCGATGGGCACTCCTCTCTCCTTTGTCGTTCTTTCCTGGATTTCGGCCTGGGCAACCGGGGCGTTCCGTGCAGGAGCCTGCCACGGAGACGACGCTGTGGGTCTGACATCTACCTACCCTCGAGCAGAACAACTCGAGATGGCAGATTACTGCAGCGCTGTTGAAGCGGTTGGTGCCGGCGTCAACCTCTCCAAAACCCATCGTTCTCACAGTTTCTTCACATTCTGCGAGACTTTGGGCGTAAGAGGGGTCGACAGGAAGGGACGACAAGTGACGCGTGTCATCTTTGCTCCTCCTGTCCCGCAGCCTGGTCTTTGTGCACCAGTTGCGGCCGAGAGTCGGTGTGGAAACCGACGTCTCAATCGACAGGAGAGGGTGATGAAGACTCTCTTTCCGTGGCTTGTCAAGGACCCAAGACTCCACCTCCCTCTGGAGGTTGGCGGTCTTGGGTACACGGGTAGAGGTCTTGCGGTGTCTCGTAGCTTGCGTTGTCGTCTTGCGAAGGCCCTTTCCAAGGGGCTTTCGAAAGATGTGGGCACGAGACTCGCAGGTAAGCGTCATTTCAGAGAGGAGGGCCTCTTCCCGCGTTCCATGGTTCCTCAACCCACTGAACCAGGTGCGTTCTACCGTCTTCAAAAGCGGTTTGACGTTAACCTGGTTGACGACAGTGGTGTTGAGGTACCACTCTCTAGGATTGTCGCCTGGAAGGCATCTCTCGTCGAGAGGTGCTTTATTGCTTATGGCGGCAAAACCAAGAGAGTTCGGGACGCGGGAAGACCAGCATGGAGTAAGAGGACTGCCTTGTTTGGGAAGCGTCTCCCTCCACCGTGCAACATAGCACCTCTCACGAGGCGCTTTGGCGTGGAGGCCGTGAGACGGTTCGCGGTTGCGTGCCGCGAACAACCCATCAAGGTCAGTCCAGACATGAGCCTTATCATTCTGTCGCAGAACGACAAGTCCGTGCGGTTCCC